GTTTTTCCACGATGAAACCATTATATCCATGGTTTGAAGGGCGAGGGTGATCATGCTGGGATTGGGGTTTACAGTTAAACCGTTAATCTTTAGCACACTATACGCATAGTTAACTATCTCACCCTTCGTTGCCATTATTCTTCGCTCTTGCTTTTTGTTGGAGTTTTTAGACCATTGAGACTATCAACCCATCCATCTGATAAATATTTAGGCTTTTCGCCAAGATTAATGCATTTGCAATCATACCCGCCAGCCTTTGAGTCTTTAAACTGTTTCCCTTTCTTAAAAACGTGAATCATATTCTTTTACCTTTTAATTGAAAGAAAGGCGACCTGAGCCGCCTTTTTAGGTTAGACCTGTCCGCTTAGTATCGCACCCATCATATTTGGGTAGATAACTTGACGATCATAATAGACCAAAGCCTTCATTTCAAACTTCTCTGTATGAAAGTTCCAGCGATAGGTTAATCGCATCGGTAAGCCTTGCTCAGTTGTCGCTTCGATTGCTGTAACGCCTGCGCCATCAGCCGGAACGGGTAAGCGTCCAGGTATAATTTTCATAGCTTCAGGTGTATAGAATAAACTCGGATTACTAAGAGTTGTATTCAATCGAACCACAGCAGCACCAGCACCAGCCGCTGCACTAGCATTCCGATATGGGCCAGTCGCAACAATTGCAGGTTGAACCACAGCAGACCCAGTACCAGCGGTGATAACAGTAAGCGTCAATAGCTCACCAGAGTCTTGCTTGGTTTCTGGATCGATAAAGTTAACACCTGCGATCGTGAACTTAGTTCCTACCGGCATATTGGTTGGCGTGGCCCCAGTCATTAACAATGTCATAGAGCGATTATCTAAGAAGAACTCATCATTTGCATCGTAAGTGGCTACAGTGTGTTCCTGAGCGCCGTTGACCGTGATAGTTCCCCCAGTCGAGGCCGCTAAGCTTAGCCGATAATCGGAGCGCATTGTATCGAACGTTGCGATGGGAGGGATTTGAGCCTTTTCGAACGCGGTTACAGGTGCGTTATTATTGTAAAAGTCCTTATTCCCTAAATCTTTAGCCACTTGAGCATAATCAGTATTAGATAAAAATGCTTTCTTAGTAAACGACCCAAGGCCATAATTAAGCATAGTCACTTCAGCATCAATAGCTGACTGATAATCAAAAGCGGTAGCGCTAGATACAATCATAGTTGACTGATTAACAGCCGTTTGATAGCAATCTAAATCGATAGCATTAGCAATATCTCTAGCAAAGCCTTTAGCGACTTCTGAACGTCTTGAGGGGCTTCTTAACCCTTTAGCGTCAATTGTTGCTAGAACTCGCTTAGCGCGGCCACGGTTAACAGGGATATAGCGATCAATAACATCTTGAAAGTCTGAATCCTGAGAAATAATGCCGTCTTGCACATTGAAACGGTATTCTTGAGGGATATACTCTCTATCCGATCCGCCGCCATCGTTAGTGTTATCACTAGCGCTAGCCGCTTGGTCTGAATCTGCCATGTCTGACATATTGTAGACTTCGAGATCTTTAGAGAATGTTTGATTGTTACTTGTGGTTTCTGCGGTCTCTTCCCACAGTGCGCACATTTTGTCGTGACCTAATTCATTAGCCATTTTCGTTTACCTTTTAGTTTTGGCCTGTTGGTACGCTCGATAGTTTGACGCGGTTGAGTCTTTAGCCCATATAGCGCGCAATTTTGCTACCTTCGCTTCATTTACATCAACAGAGCCTGAGTTATTAACATTGGGTTCTGGTTCAGAGTCAATCTGCTTTTTAGTGCGCGTCTTAACCTTCCCTGCAGCCTTCTCGATTAAATCAGCAACCAATATAGGCTTATTTGCAGCCTTTAGTATTGCCGGTAGAATCGATTCATCTTTACTCATGGCAAAGATTGCTTTGGCTATATCAGCATTCTTCTGCATCGCTAGACTAGAAAGGTAATTTATAGCCGCATCCGGAGATTCGACCTGATGACTTTCTAACTGCTTAACAATAGAACTCCTAGCTTCCACATATTCAGGAATCTTTTCAGTTAAATCTTGCTCTTTCTGATAGAGAAAAAAATCAGCATCTTCATCGCTTTGTATCGGTTTTGGCTTTTCTTCGCCTTCACCTTTACTTTTTGATTGATCTGCTTTCGAGTTTGAGTAATAGTCTCTCGTCTTAGCTTGAAACTCTTTCTCATCAAAGTCACAACTTTCTAGCGTTGGAGGCTTGCCTTTCGTAATACTGCCAACCGTTGCTTTTAATTCTTGCAACTCTTTTTCAATTCGCTCGTTTTTCTCTTTCTCCTTATCTAAAGCTTCTTGCTTCTGCTTTCGCTTGTTTTTTTCCTTAAGCCAAGCGGCGTGACTTTGTCCTTGAGTCATCGTTGTTTTAGGCTTTTCTTGGTCGCCTTCGTCCGCGTCAAAATAAAATTCTTTTTTCTCTGTGTTATCAGCCTGTGAAGTGGCTTCTAATTCCTCTGTGTCGGTCTTCACGTCCTCAACAGGTTGAGATTTCAAACTTTCTTCGCTTTGGTCTTCTCCATTACCCATATGATTAAATCCTCGTTTATATGGTGAAACGATAATACTGAGTTTATCCCCTCAGTAGTGGGAATGTTAATTATACTAATATTTAGTTAAAAACACCAATTATTGCGGCTGTATAGATTTGAAGTCGTTTATTTGATTGCTAAACGCTTCTCCGCTAATCTTCTCAGCCTCACTTATTTTCTTAACTGTGTCGGCGTTTGTATTAGTTATGTCAGCGGCTTGCTTTTGCTCTGAAAGTGCCACTTTATATCCGTCTTGCTGTAACTTTCCAGCTTTGAGCTGTATTTCTGCTTTCTTGTTTTCTTGCTCCATCATATCGGCTTGACCTTTCACCATCTCGGCCTGAGCTGCCAGCATCATAGCGTCAGGCTGTGGATTTTGACTGGCCTCTTGCATTTGTTGCTCTTTACTTGATACATATTGTTTTTCTTCATCGGTCTTAGGCTCTGGATCAATACCTAACCCCAATAACATATCAATCATTTTGAATCTTGCTATTTTCCTGACCATCTCACCACCTTCGCCAGTGGTTGCTAGTATTGCGGTATTCAACAGCATTTGGCCTTGCTCTGTACTTGTATCTGCATAGTTCAACATTTTAAGTGTAGTTTCAAGCTCAGCTTCTTTCTTTGTTTTGTAAGATTCACCTGCTTTAACCTGTACAGAATAACGCCCCCTTGCTGAGTTTTTAAACGGACCGTAATTATTATTAGAGTCAGTATCATAGGACAATGTCTCAACTTGAGAGTGCGAACCGTCCTGAGCGACAACTCTTAACTTTCTAGGATTGGTGAAATAAATCTTTTGAGCTGCATCTATCCACGTTTCACAAGCTGCTTTATTTGCGATCATTGAATTTTGAATTAATGGTTGGAAAGTGTCATCCTGTCGCTCGTTAACTTGCCTAATTGCATCAGAAGACGCATTGCTTGGGACCGTCGATTGCCCCGTGCCAGCCATTTGCTGAAGGCTTGTTTCTAGTATCTGTCCAGCCGCTTGTAGCCCCGTTCCTATTTGGGGTGGCGTCATCTTACCTATAGGCCCAAAGTGAACAGGGTTATTATTCGAATCTAGAATGGGGTCACTCATTAAAAATGTTTGACTATCGATATTTGCTTGAGACCTCTGGCTTGCATGTTTGGCTATCTGTTCAGGGGTATATTCAAGCTTTTCAACCTGAGGCGCGGCCATAATTTCAACCAACGAAGAATAGAATGTATTCTGAAACATTTGAGGGTCGCGGCGCTTTCTAACTTCACCGCAATAATACTCAATACCATTAATGACGCAATGATAGCCGTACTGCGGCGTGATTGGCTGCCTTTTAAATGGTGTTCTCTGCGGCTTAGTCAGTATTTTGTCGCCAGATATTAGCGCATATTCAACATATTTAATTTTCTTTCTTATAGTCTCATATTCGCGCGTGTCAAGAAGAAGATTTAAATCTTCTCTAGAAATGTTATTTCCGAATTCGTCTTTAATGCCGTCCCCGGTAGTAATTCGATAGTCGTCAAAATCGTATTCAGTTATATTCTTTGTGATTACTTCGTAATAGTGCGCTAAATATATGTCTTTTGTGTCATCAGTATTCCAGTCAAACCAGTCGATTTGAGCATTAATTGAGGTTACCAGCTCGCCATATTCTTCTTCAATATCTCTACGATTGGTTCTAATGATATTAACTGACCAGCTAGCATCAGCTTTGTCTTTTCTTAATGAAGGTCCGAAAACAACAGATGAAGCCGCTGAATAGATAGGCTCAATGCACAAATACTGTTTATCTTTGTCTGGATTTTCCTCATCTTCATATTTAGCTACAACCTTGTAAGCACCAAACCCGCCAAAGAACGACTCAAAGTCAGCGTTATCAATTGCCATAACACCATCACTTGATTGAAAATCATTTCTCCATCGTCCCTGCAATAATTCAGCGTCCTCGTCGGTAGCTTCGTCAGAGTTTGAGATAATTTTAGCGTTCATCTCTAGCCGCTGCTTTTGGCCTAGTAAGCGATTGACGCTGCCAAATATTTTATTCACTTCTGGCTTGGGTTTATTCTTAAACTGCTCTGATAGGCTTATATCTTCATTAGAACCCTGCAGTGA